TCAGCGACAGCAGAGCCATAACCAAAACGAGTCTTGGCTACAGAAATACGAACGGCATCAGTGGTGCAAGCACCGTTGTTGCCAGCAGCTACAGAAGCAGCCATGATGTTTTACCTCAGTTGGTATAGTTAACAGTATCAACGCGGAACGTTGCACTAGTCGTACCAGCAACGCTCAACACGTCACCAACACGATAACCATCACCACCAGCAGCAACGGTCTGTCCAGTTACAGCGCCAGAGGCGACAGTAGTGGTCAGAGTACAACCACTACCGTTGATGTTGTCATCAGTAGTGGCTTTAGTGCCAGCAGTTTGACCAGTGCCAGCAGTGAGACGAGTCACGCTGACAACAGTGCCACCTTCGCGCCCAGGCTCAATAGGAGGACGCATGTAGGCAGTTTCACTTGTGGTGACGCCTACACCGCCAACAGGTGCGAATCCCATTGTCGTTCTCCTTATCAGGAACGAGCCGACTGCAGTTCAATAGCAGCAGCGGGATTCAGAGTGCCACAGCCCATGGCAAGACGACCCACGATGATGTCACCTTGATACATGGTGCGAACATCAGAGCCAGTGGTTTGCACTTGAGGACCAATGGCCTCAACCACACCAGCGGCATCTTTGTGGTAGATCAAACCACAGTGGGTGCTGAAGTTACCGGAGTAATCGTTATTCTCACCGGTCACAGCAGCAACAGTACCAGCCAGGAAGGGTAGGTTGTTGGAGCGCTTGATGGGAATACCAGCGATCTCATAGAGACCTTCGCCGGACTGCAGGCTACCGGAGTTGTTGCCGAAGTCACGGTTCAGGATGTTGCTGTCAACCTGGCTCACCAGTGCGTAGTACTGGCGAGGAGAGAGTACAGCCATACGACCCTGCTTAGGCAGGTTCTTTTCATCCATGATGGAAGCAGCTTCAAAGAAGGCATCCACCAGAGCTTGAGCGTCGTACTCTTTCTGCACACCCAGTTGAATCACGCTACCGCCGGGCTCAGGGCCAGGAGCAGCAGTAATCGGGTGAGCTTCACGAGCAGACTTTGCGATCTGACGGAAGATCTTCTTGTCGTAAGCCTCAGCCAGAGCGTGGCCGATCTTAGCGGCGATCTCCGAACGCAGGCTGTAGTGAGCCAGAGTCTCATCAAGGTCATAGACAAACGCGCTGGAGATCAGCAGGTCGTCACAGACGATGGTCTTCTCGGCCACCGGGGGGTCACCACTGCCCAGGATCGGAGTACCGGGTTCATGGTACGAAGCCTCCATACGGCCCGTGAAAATGAACTGCATCGCCTTTCCATTTTTCAGGGTACGGCTTTGCACAGTGCCCTTAGCGATAGTCGCGCCTTCATAGGCTTTGAACATCTCGCCAGAGAACAGTTTCAGATAAGTTGCATACTTGGTATCATAAGCAGTACCAAGAGCAAGAGGAGTAGCCGACGTATTATTTACGCGACCTACAGGAGTAATAAGAGTGTTAGCCACAATAGTAAAGAGAGAAGTTTGTTACGTTCTCCCTAAGCGCTTAGGAATTCCAACGAAGGAGCTTCATTGGCATTCATTAAAGGTTGTTGTTGATTGTCGTCTCTCCGACTGTCATGGCATTGGTTGTCGGCGTACCGGCCAGTGCCAATTCTTCCATCGGGAATCGAACCCGAACTCTTCGGCATGTCGCCTATGTCCTGACCACTAGACTATGGAAGACACCACATTGCTGTGGATTTCAGCCCGATTAGTGTGCGTTAGCACGCACTGCGGGAACTATTTCTCAGCAGCCTTTCTTTCCGCCGCCGCCCTTACCGCCTTTACCTTTCATGATTAGGTCCAGGCAGCACCACCGGCTTGAACCTTCACGCCTTTTGGGCTCAGTTCAGTCAGGGTTTGGTTGGCTTCGCCATAAGCACTAATGAATGCCCGGCTGTTCGCAGTAGGGGTTACATACTGCACAGTCACCGAAGATACCTTCGGATCAAAGGGATTTGCTTTTGCCATGTCAATTAATTCGGTGAATAGTGACTTGACCCACACCCGCACTTCTCAAACCAATCACCTCAGCAGCAGCACGACTAAGGTCAATATCACGATTATGAACAAAAGGTCCACGATCATTGATACGGACATTGACGCACCGTTTATTTGAGGTATTGCAGACACGTACCTTTGTTCCAAATGGAAGAGTACGATGTGCTGCAGTCATGGAATGCATATTAAAGATCTCACCAGAGGCGGTGCGATTGCCGTGACATGGATGACCATACCACGATGCAAGAGAAGCAAGTGTTAGTGTCAGAGTAAGCATGAGTTCGTTGCAAAGGACTTTTATATTGCTTACTCTTCCAACTACTTAATCAGAACTGGATGTTTGAACGTTCCAGTTTGTCGGCAATATCCATGCGATATGCAGGGTCATTGTCGTAGCGAGGATCACTCATCGCGCGAACGAGTTCGGCTTGACTACGGAATACATCTTGGCTACTGCTAGGAGCAGTTCCTTGAAGTAGTTGACCGTCATAACCGTTAGCATCCAAGAACCTTGACTTCAGAGCCTGCACGGCAAAGAAGCATGCAAGAGGATCACCACGTTCCATGACAGTGTCATACATGCTGATCTCTTGATCACTGAGAGCTTCGGAAGCCCAGCTCATCATTGCTGTGTAGTTTTCATCACCACCAACAACAGCCTTGAGTTGACCAACATCATCCTCAGAGAGGGGAGCTACTTGAGATGCTTCCTCAGCCTGAGCACGGTATTCGAGATACATCTGTGCCAGGTCTGCAGGATCCATGTTCTGCAGAGCTTCAAGAGTTTCCTCGCTATAGTCATCTTGTGATTCAAGCCACAAGCGTTCAAGGAAATTCAGATCAACTGGTTCTTGTTGCTCATCAGGTTCTTCTTCCTGCAGCTCGACCTCTTGTTGAGGTTCACGGTCTTCTGGATTACCAAGCTTACGCTGCAGTTCAATGTATGCCTGTTCCAGATCTTCTGCATCGCGGAACTTACCAGCAAGCAGCTGCTGCTCCTCTTGATGCAGAGCCTCGCCTACACGAAGCGAATCGAGTTCATCTTGGGAAAAATCTCCTTCTTGATACTCAGTGGTATCAACTGTCAGTGTAGCCATTAGTGGTGATTACTTTAAGGTTTCCCAAACCAACACGTTCAATACGGTTAGGCACGCCAATGGTCGGCTTACCAATCTTGGTTCTGGGTGCATATTTGTTGCCAGAATCATCGAAGAACGCTTTGTCTTCAGATGACAGCGGAGGCGGCACTGGCTTGTTCTTGGATCGCGTCGGGCGACTGGGTACTGCTTTGTCCATTAATCATCTCCATTGCTTGAGGGTTTTTACTTGGGTCAAGGATTGGTGTTTTAGCCAGCTGACCAATCTGCTGAGTAATTGCCATATCCTTCTGCATCGCCATGTTGCGTTGCATCTCGCCTTGCATCTGCTGTTCTGTTTTCACAAGGTTAAGAACATCAATACCTTGTGCAGCAGCAAGACGCTTGACTACCTCAATACTGTTGATGTATTTAGCAATTGCCTCAGGCCCCATTGTCTGAGCAATGGTCGTCATGAAAGCAGCAAGGCTTTCACGATCCTGACCACGCCCCAATGCATTGACACCAGCAACAATCGTTGGCTTTACAATATCCTTTGGAAGACGAGGAATTTGACCAGTCTTCTGGAATACATTAAGTTTACGGTTCAGGTAAGGAACCAAGAACTCAGTAGTCAGCAAAGAGAAGAGACCACCAAGCTGTTGCTCTAGTTCCATCTGAGTCATCCGCACTTCTTCAGCAGTAGTGCGTTCAGATTGACGAACAGAAAGAATCAGGAAGGCTTCACTAAGACGCCGTTCCAGTGATTGCATCATTTCATAGGCGGTTCTAAAGTCAGCAGTTTTGCCGACTTGAATGACGCCAATATCATCGGGTCGCCCTTGAACGATAGCACCGTTACCTGCAGCCGCCAGGGTGGCCGGTTTAGTGGTGCTTGAGGGTGACACTACGAAGACAACTTTAGCGGCTGCTGCAGAGCCTTCTACGAGGGCCTGAGAGAGTGCTTCAAGGGAACGGAGATCACCGATAAACTCTTCGACTCTTCCCCGTCCGTACACCTCCCCATCAACTGTGTTGAAGCGAAGGACAAGCCAGGGGTTAGCTTCAATCGGAGCCTTACCCATTGAACCAGGAATGATCTTGTCTTCGTATTCCTGATGCCAGACAAACCTATTGTTGTCACGGCGGATATGGGTGTAGATGTCTGCTTCATCATTACGTTCAGCCTCAGTACCTGCAACGCTATTAGGCATTGCTTGAGGAAGAACTTTCATCAGAAGCTTCTTGGAGATGCGTTCTTTGGTGACTATTTCAAGCACATTACCGTTGCCATCTCTTTCTACAACATAGCGATTAAGCGGATACAGCTTGAGCTGATCCTTACCCATAAAGATCAACGCATTACCTGCAACAACCAAATGCTTCAGTGCTTGGTGTACAACGACACGATCACTAGAAGCAGCAATTGATTCAAGAATAGTACGTTCAATCTTGGCAAAGGACAGGTCAAGCTCAGACCTGACTTCTGGTGGGAAATCAGTGCCAAGTGCAGTGTCATCTACTTGCAGCTTAAAGAAGCTGGTTTGAGGAGGCAGTAGAGCCAGCATCAACTTAGATGCCAGAGTGACCACCCCCTTTGCACCAACGCTTTGCCACGGTGTAGGGAGATGACGTGCACCTTTCACAAACTCCTCTTCACCTCGATTGAGGTAAGGCAGTGTCAGGTCTGCTGCTTGTCTTGCTACGTTTAGAAATTGGGAACGATCACTTGCTAAATAGTCATACCGTGTTTTGGCTGACATTATGCGAAGTTAAGATTAGAGATCATCATGCTTCGGTTCAACTGTTTCGTTCCCTTTGTAGAGAGACCCAGTTGACGACGACTTGACTTTTTAGATTTGAGACCGGCAGCACTGTCAATACCAGCACCACCACCAGGGAGACCATTACCATCAAGTTGAGAAGTGGTATCAGCAGCAGGAGTACCCACGTCTCCTCCCATATCCCCACCGTAGTCACCACCAAAGTCACCACCAGTTTCACCGCTGTAATCACCGGTGCCAGTATCCGTGGTATCTAAACCAGTATCAACAGGTGCTTGTGCGGTGGGTTTCGCAGTTGGACCACCATATCCTCTGGGGAGGACAGTAGCGGTTGAACCTTTGCTGCCAATAAAGAGAGTGCTCTTAGGGTCAAGCTTCCCTGCAGATTTGATCTGATTGATGATCGGGTTGACAGGCTGATTAAAAGCGCTATACTTATAATAATCGTTTGGCGAAAAGTATGCGCCTTTGTTGTACTGATTGACAACACCAGAGTTAATCGTCAGGCCTTTGTTAGCAACTGCACGTTCTAAAACGCGGTTAGCATTGCCACCGGCATCGATGATGCGCTCAAACTCTTTACGACCAAGATTACCGTTCTGCGCTGCTTGGCCAATCAGTTGTGTTACTTGTTGCCGTTGTTCTTGCTGACGTTGTTCTTGTTTCTTTTTAGCCATCTTCAATACGTGTTTTAATCCACTCAATTACTGAGCGCTGGCCACTTTTGTACATCACCATATTGATTGGATCAATGGGGTGAGGGAGAAACTCAGGAAAGTTTTCCTCCAACTCCTCCAACAACTTCTCAGTTGTCAACCCAAGATTCAACCCAAGCTCTTTGGTTTCAATGATCATCAGACGTTAAGCCAGGATCCTTTGTAACCCATGTTGGTATTGAATGCACTCATCCACGGAGATGTGAATTGATCATACCCTTGAGAACCAAGCTTCTTAGTTGGGTCTTGTCCATTGTTTGTCCAACGTGTAGGTACAGCTGATTCTCCCTGCATGATGCGATCCACACCTTGGGGAGTTTGTGCGTAGTACCCATTCTCCAAGATGTTACGTGCAACGTCCGGCGTGTAGGGACTGTTCGATAAGTCATTATCTTGGTTGCCTTGAGTTGAGTACCAAGTAACACCACGATCTTGCAGACCTCCACGACCTAAGCCAATGTTACTCTCTCCAGCAGGGTTGAACATGACACGTCCAGGTGTGGAGAACTGTGCATTAGGCCCCTGCGTGTATGCACGATATGACTCAGGGTTATCGTTCTGCCAGTTATCCAACACTGCCATCGGACGGACACCAATCATCAGACTGCTGTTTCCATAGTCTTTGGAACCACGGAAGCCCTCAAGTGCATCACGGATCTGTTGATCAGAATAACCAGCAGCTTGAGCGCGACCCCATGCAGCACCATCAAAGGCACCCATCTTGTTCTGACTGGTCAGCAGATTGTTGTAGTCAGCATTTCGATCACGACCGCTGGCATACTTCAAAATGTCATTGGATTGCCAAGAGTTAGCTGCTTGAGCAACTCGGTTGGTAGTACGAGTGGATGCTTTGTTGGGAGTACGACTTGCAGTAGCAGTACGCACATTCTTTGGAGCTGTGCTACGAGCAGGTGCTGCAGCTGCACTTGTTTTAGTACTCTTTTGAGGAGTACGTTGCTTTTGTTTTGCCATGATTCCTAAGCAATGGAATTGTTAATGCCTAAGCATATTGGGGTAGATTTGGATTCGCATGCTCAAAGAATGCAGGCATCCGAGCACGTTGTGTTTCAATAAGTCCTTCTGCTTTTCCGGCGTACATCAAGCTGTCGCTTTGATCAAGCCAGAACTGCTTATCAAGGTACTTGTTCTCAGACTTCTTGAGTGGTTGCATCACCCAGGCAATGGTTGCCTTCCTGAGGCGATCAAGAGAAGGAGATACAGTGAGACCAAGCTCACGACATACCAAGCTATTCGTTGCCACATGTACTTGCTCATCCCTACTTATGTCGGCGGATACTGTTCGTAAGCCAGCGTCACCATTAAAGCGGAAGAAGGGGAGTAGAACGAAGAAAATTGCACGCTCGGCCACCATTGCTTTGAGGACCGTATGATCAGGATGCGCCGTCCAAGCATCGCGGAGTCGCATTGCTTCTGCTTCAGCAACTGGGTCAGTGCCGATAGCTTGGGCGATGTAACCGAGAGCCAAGTCGTGGTTAACTTCGTCTTTGATGTTGGATCGCAGTAAGTCCCGCGATAGCTCTGGAACTTCATTCTTCAATGCATCATCAATAAAGTCGCCAACAGGAAGTTCCATATGGCGTAGGGCGAGAGCCCGAAAGATGGTTTCTTCCGAGCCCTCAGCAAGCTGACCAGCAGTGGTTTGCACTGGGGTCCACTTACGTTTACGACTAAATAGTTTCTGATAGGGGTTCATTACTCTCCGCAGTTGCAATCAGGAGCAGGGTCATTTAGTAGTTGCTCCAAGTAATCGTCAACTTCAGACTCATCGAGCGCAGCGTATGCACTGGACTTGTCTTGAGTGTCTCCCATTACCTGAAGCGAATAGTAAAGGGAGGTCTGCGGTGATTGCAGCCACTCCTCAATGAATGCTTCGTCATAGGTGATCACATCTGACCAGCTATTGAACGAGTATCCATGAAGAAGTCCCGTCATATTCAGCAACCGGACAATACCGTTTGCTACTTTGAAATAATCATCCCAGCCAACTTCAGACGCGATCTCAACAGGACCGTAGTCAAAGCTCTGGACACCAAAGGTGCCGCTATCACGGTCCACTTGACGAGCAATGGGAGGAGCAATCTCAGGGGTTGTGGTGTACCCATCAAGATCCTTATAGCGGTAGCTGCACGAGGCAGTAGGGGCAATGGCAAAGGCACGGACCATGTTGTTAGCCTTAGCGATTGCAGCCGCCTCACGGATACCAGCATGGATCTCATGAGCTAGTACTGAAGCAGGAGTGTGTTCATGAGGACGGTTGTTGACGATGTGATCCAACGCCTCACCAAACTCCTTGTATGTCACCCCTTGTTGACGGAGCAGGTTGGAAAGTCCAAGCATTCCGAGACCGACTTGGCGATCAACCTCAGGAGTGAGGTATTCACCGCTGTCTCCAACACCTGTCTTTGCGTGGAGGTGACACAGTTCGGACATTCCACGTGAAAACGCAGATCGAATGTCATCAAATTGGCATGCCCCAAGGTTGACATGTTGCAGTAGACAGGTGCCCCGTGTTGGCAGGTACACCTCCAGGCAAACATTTCCGTAGATACGTTGTCCACGTTTATCGATTTTAGTTTTGTTGAGCCAAACGTCGCCGCGTTTGATGGCAAGAATTAGCGCTTCCTTGACTTCGTTCGTGGCAACATTCCACCAATGCTGGTTAATGTTGACGCAGCGCTTAACCCAAGGCAGCTCACTACGACTAGCAGTAATGAACTCAAGCACATCAGGATGGTTGAGATCAAGATGACATACAACTGCTCCATTTTTGTAGACACCACCCCTACGAAGAATCTCATTCAACGTTGAGTAGATCTTTGCAAACGAGACAGGACCCGACGCAACCAAGCCCTTACCATTCTCCGCCCCTTTAGGTCGCAACTTAGATAGATGTACAGCAACACCAGCTCCATATCGCAGAGCATGGCTAACAAAACGCCAGGACGCTTCGATTCCATTAGGTCCCTCCATAGTGTCTTCAACAACGAAGACTGTACAACTTACAGGAAGACGAGATGTCGGATCATCAATCCAACTTTGTACACGGCCAGTTCGTGCGATGAGTTCTTTTTCCACAGTAGTATCAGACAAGATCAATCAGTGAAGGTTCGTAGTAGTTAGGCCCTTTGAGAATCTTTCCATCCTCACGACGTATGGGCTTGCCGTCTTCCCCAAGCTTGCTCATGTTGCTGGCATGCACTCGGTTATATGCTGTTTGCAGATCCCAACTAAACGCTGCAGCCATCTGATGACACACGTACACCAGATCAGCAAGCTCCTTCAGTAGATGCTCACGTGCCCGCTTGTTCGTGATGTCTTCAAGTAGATCAAGGTATGCATGAGCAACCTCTAGGTGCTCCTCATCGATCAAATTCTGTTGCAGTTTCAAAGAGGTATTCGTCAGCCCAAGCGGCAGTTCGTACGCTCTCCGAAATTCGTGTGCTGCTGTTTCGTAGAAACTCACGTTCGTTTTCAAGGTAGTGGATTGCTTTAGTGAGGTCGTCAATGGGGTCTGCTGTTGGCTTCTTTCCACAACGGCAGATATATTTGATTGCATTACCAAGATGGAAACTTAATTGTTGTTCTCGGATGAAGTCTCCGACTTTCCAACTTGATCCATAGTGCTCTGGGCTATCGGCCATTGCTTTACAAGATTGGATACAGTGTTAGTGAGGTAAAAGTTCTGATGTTGCAATGCAAGAAGGACAGTGATGATGTCCTCCTTTCTTGATTCAGGTAGCAAATCGTTCAGGCGTCTCATCTTGAACTGCTGCTCCACCGTCATCTCCATCACTGGGGGTGGGGGTCCAAAGGATTGGCTCATTGGTGTCGAAGTTGTAGTCGGTGTACTGGAGAATCCGCGCGAGACGTGCATTAAGAAGAGCATCATCTTCAGTCATTCCTCGTTCTTCAAAGGCTTGAACAACTGTTTCCCAACAGCAGCCATGTTTATCGAGGAGGGCATCAGCACGTTTGATACCAATCCCAGGAGCACCTGCATAACCATCTGTCTGGTCACCGCTCATCGTTTGAATCAGATGCCATCGATCTCCCTCTTCCTTGGTGATTTCAATCACAGGATTCTTGAGATCAAATAGCAGTCCTGGTATCTGTCTCATGTCCTTATCGGGTGAGCAGATAATCAGTTCGTTCTCTGATTCAATTGGATCTGTTGCGTAGATACCAAGAGCATCGTCAGCCTCAAGATTGTCAACGACCATGGTGATGTAGTTGTCACCACACCAGTTGAGCAGACGCTTGTAGCCACAGGGCTTCTTCCTATTTCGATGACCCTTGTAATCCGGGTAAATTTTTTTCCTGAAATTCTTTGAGCTACTGAAGAACAGGATGAAGTCATCGAACTGACCCATGCATTCAGCAATGGACATCAGCTCTTTCTGGAATAGTTCCAGTACATCAGAGAAGCGACTTGTGACAACAATTAGGTCGTCGTCGTAGTCGATCTCATCTTCACAGGCAGCACACGCCCTGTATGCAATGAAGTCAGCGTCAATCAATAAAGTCAAAACTCTCCCAATGCCTCCCTGATTGTCTTTTCAGCAAAGCCACTTGCACGCAAGATTATTCGGAACTGTTCGACATAGCCTTGGATAGTCATGTCAGTAGCATCAAATTTAAAGGTGTACTTGTTCACTGATGGGTAGTGAGGCAGGTCACCGTTCTTGCAATCAAGGGTTACTGTGATCCATGTTGAGACCTCATTGGTCATTTGCCTTGGCCTCGACGTAGTTTCTTGGTGCCTTTGGGTAAGGAGCGGGTTCCGTTTCCCTGTCTGGTGTGCTTGAACTTGGCACGTGATTCAAATTGTTTTTTAGCCAAGTTGGTTTTTGATTTAGTCGTAGGCATTAAACGGCGGAGAATAGTTTTACAGTTTTATAACGGCCTTGCAGAACGCCACTGCGTACTGAGACAGGAAGAGCACGAAGAACACGGAAAGATTTCTGACATACAACACTTTCAAAATCGAACACTCCATTTGAAGCAGCGTTGATAGAACAGAAGTTCAGGACACGCAGCAGCTCATCAGGGTCATAACCCTTATCTAGCGCATACAGCATGATGCGGTCACGCATCCGGTTAATACGCTCAGGCTTAACTGAAATAGCGGCCCTCTTCATTGAGGGTACTCCAGCAAAAGGAAGTCGACCCAAATAAGAATCGTCTGGAAGATAGCCTTGACCTATGAGATCACGGATAATATGGTGAATGTTCTTATAAACAGCAGTATTGCTATGCCCATCACACACTGAACCCTGACACAAGGATTTCAATGCATACTCAACGGCTTTGTGCTCATTATGTTTCCTGACAGTCAACTGTGATTGCTCCTTCTCGATTTGATTCATGTCGGCGGATGTAATCACATTTGGAACGGATGCAGTCGCCCACACTTTGCCATGATCCCAATAAGCTGAACCACTCTTCACGGCTGAAGTTGTCAGTGAATTCATTTGCATGAGTAAGGTTGTCGATTTGTTCAAAGAGTTGAATAATCTTGTTGTAGTCCGAATGTGTCTGTTCACCAGGCTGTAGCTCACGAGCAGGGGACATTCGTTTGATGTCGGATGCTGTGATTTTGGTGATTTCTGGCTTGGCTATGTCCTCAACGACAACAGCCTTAACCTCGTCAGGTGCGCGGCAGAACTCTTCCCGTGCTTTGCGAGAGAGCTTTTGCTCAGCGATCTCAACAGGTAAATGCGCGCACTGCGCGTGTTTGAACCAGTCCATCTGGCGCTGAGCATCCCTTGGCGTGATGCCAAGCTCCTCACATGCCTTGAGGAAGTGTCCGTGGCCAACAGTGGCCGCAAGATCTTCCTTGGCCTTGGAGAGGGCTTCCCCAATCCGGTAGTCAATGGCCTCGTTGACGGCTTTGCGGATCGATTCGCAGCCCTTCACGTAGCTGACTAACTGGTCGCCACTGGTGAATGTTGAAGGTAATGTTGGAAGTAGCTTGGTCGTCTGTATGACGATGGCGTTCATCTATTCATTGTTAGTGGGTGTTGGCCCACGTATTACCTCTGCCAGCTTCTGCTGCAATCGGAATTCGTAGGTTGTAGAACTCTCCAGCTTGTGCTGCCGCAAGTTCAAGGTTGAACATCAACGTGTCCGCATGAGTGGGGTTACATTCAAACTGAAGCTCATCATGGATAAATGCCAGTTGATCAGCTTCAATACTGAGTTGTTTAATTTGGTCGTTGGCGATGACCATCCATCGCTTCGCAATGACACCAGCTCCTGATTGCAGGAGATAGTTCAGAGCTTTATGGGGTCCATCAACAGCGATACGCCGTCCATCAATTGAATTGATGTGGCCAACTGATTGAACCTTTTTCTTGACGGCCGCAACAAGATCGCTAAGACCTTCAATTGCATCAAGATACGCTTGCCGTATCTCTGCCCCTTTCTTCTTTGCCTTATCGGCAGGAAGCTGAGGGTCATAGGAAAGTCCGATCTTTTCGTTCCCAGCCCCGTAAAGAAAAGCATAGGTAACGGTCTTGACGAGCTTACGACTAATGCCAATCTTGTCGGCATTAACTTGGTGTATGTCGCCATTAAGCAAGATCTCACCATAGCGGCCACCGTCATAACGACTAAGGTAATGCGCGAACATCCGCAACTCGATGCCGCTAAGATCGGCCCCAACCATGCATAGTCCTGGAGTTGCAGTGAATAGTCGTCTGAATCGTTCATCAGATGGGACTTGGGCCAGATTTGGGTTTCGATGAGCGCAGCGATGGGTGTTAGTGGATACTGAGCAGTTGTGATGAACACGATTCTTACGAACTAACTTCAACCAGGCGTTAGTACCTTCCGATAGCATACCTAGTTGTTTGCTTAGTTCAAGACACTGAAGGAACTCAAGAGCAATCGGCGTACCAATGTCTGTGAGAACAACTTCATCGATGGTTGCCTTACCTTTATCAGTAAACTGATTAGGCTCCCAACCATAGAACTCCTTCATCACCCATGCAATGTGATCTCGACTGGTTGGGTTAAGATCCTTGATGCGCGTAAATGTGCCATCTGTGAAATATCCTCTGGTCGAGTTAGGACGACGAGGAGTAAACTCGCCTCCCTCAACGAAAGGATGCCGCTGTCTAAGAGATTCTTGCAGCGAATCAAGTGCAGATCGAAGTTCGCATTCCAGCTCATGAGCGGATCGTTCGTCGAAGTACCAGCCATGTAGTTGTTGCTTGGTGAGGATCTCAGCGACTCGATGTTCAAGGGTTACCCAATCAGGTATTTCTGGAAGTGACTCCATAGTTTGTGTGTGACTTGAAGATCCTGTACGCAATAGTCCTCCATGTCTTGTGACCAGTTTTTCCAGTCAGTTTGTTTTGCAAAGCCACCCTTGTATTCACCAAGCCGGTAGCCATAAGCTTCAAGAGAGTGACGACCGCGAAGTTGAAGTGGCATGTGCGGCCAATTCTTAATTCGGTCGATCTCAAGAAGGTTAGGATGATACAAACGACTAAGAATAAGAGTGTCAAGTGTTCTTGGTGGCGCGAACCACGGGTAGAACTTCTGAATGACTGGGATGTCGTAGTTGATTACATTCTGGCCAATGATTGTCTCAGCACCTTCCAGCATCGTGATGGCACGAGCGATAGGTTCTTGAGTACCTTCATCGTTGAAGACATAAACCTCATTGTTACCAAGGTCTTTGATAGCAACACAGTGGATGGTGGTAAGGTTGTCGTACAGGCCGTCAGTTTCGATGTCAAAAAGAAGGTTCATCAGTAGACATCATTAGGTTGCCAGTGAGAATCAACTCCGTAGTAATCACACAGAAACTCAAACAGAATCGGTAGCGTGATCACCTGACCTAAACTGCTGATCTCACCACGCTCATGCATGGTGATCATTTCATCTGGAGTGCAGATGATGATGGTGTCAGACATCGATGGCTTTAGTGGGTTTTCTGATCACGGCTTCTAATTCCTGAAGCGTGTCTGCCCGGTAGGGTTGTGCTCGTTGCACCATTTCTGGTGACGGCGGGTTGGGGCGCTTGAGCAGTGATTCGTAGTTAGAAGTCCGTGTTTGGCTCGAACTCTGGTTCAGCTTCATGCTCGATAAAATGGCAAGTGTTAAGGTCATAAATAAGGTCACAACAAGGGCCAACTTCTCCGCTGTAGCGATTTTTGAGTACTCGTACAGTTGTTGCGGAGTTGGTTTGTTGATTCCGTTCAAGTGCAATAACGGCATCACTAAGTTGTGCGATGCTGTGTGATCCTCGTAACGAACCAAGGCTCACACGTGCTCCTTCCTCGTGACTCTGGTCACCACTAGGACGACGCAGGTGAGACACAAGGAACAATGAGATACCAGTCCGTTCCACAAGAGAACGAAGCTTGGTCATTGTCTGGTCGATGACACGACGTTCATCTCCATCAAGACCACTCAACAGAATGCTGAGGTGATCAAG